TGTGCAGGGACTCGCCATGGCGGCTGCGGGGTTCATAGGTCTTAAAACTGCCGTTCTGGCATCCCAGATGGCGTTTTGGGCTGTGAAGCCTGGGCTTTCTGCGCTCAGTATGCTCCTGCCATCCATAGGCAGATCCGCGGCAACAGCAGCGGCCGGTTCTACTGCGCTGACTGGAGGGCTCAGAGGATTGCTGAGTTTTGGACCGGCCGCTTTCAACCCGGTCACTGCAGGCCTTGCCCTTGTGGCCGGCGGCCTTGTCGTCCTTTACAACAATTCTGAGACTGCGAGAACTGTCATGGACGGGATGCTTGCTGACATAAAGGAAATTGGGGAAAGCTTTGGTTCCATGTGGGACGACTTCTCGGAGAGCGCTTCCGAAGCCTGGAATTCCGATGCTGTGAAGGGAATTCGCGAATGGGTCTCAGGGCATTTCACTAAGGCCATGAAGGGAATCAGCGACATCGTTTCCGGCCCTGAAGAGAAGGTTGCTGAGTCCGAAGACGCCAAATGGCGTCAGGCAGCGGCCGAAATAGAGGCGAAGAAGCAGGCCGCGGCTTCGGGAACAGCAGGGACTTCGGCCGGAGAGTTCAACCGTATTCAGGCAGAGTATGCGAAAGCTCACCCCACGCCGGATATGTACGGGCCGCCCAGGCCTGCAGGGCTCAGGGCGCAGCCGAAGGTTCTTGCCCCGCAGCCGGCTTCTGCGAAAGAACCGGCCTCTCTGCCGGCTCTTCAAAGCGCACCTGCTGCCGCTCCGGCACCCAAAGCTGCGCCAGCACAGGCCCCTGTCGTGAATAATGCGGCCACCTTCCAGTTCACCATCAACGGGATGCCTGCCGCAGACTTTGCCAATGGCGTGATGAATGTGGTGAAAGCCCATCAGAACGACCTGCAGAACATGATTTCCAACATAGTCAATGACCAGGTGAGGAAGATGTATGCCGCTGCTGGAAACTAATCTGTACCGGACTATCCAGGACGATACGTTTGACGCGGCGGCCTATCGCATCTGGGGCAGGGAAAGCATGGCCCGCGAGCTTATCGACGCCAACCCCGGCTATGCCGATGTCGTGTTTTTTTCTGCCGGCGTTGATCTGACTGTCCCTGAAGTGGAAGCTCCTGTTTCTGCCGAAGTTCTTCCGGGGTGGGTGAGCAATGACTGAAGAAAAAGCAAGGCGGTTTGAAATCAAACTCTGGATTGGCGGGCATGATGCCACAGACTACACTGCTCCGTATCTTAAAGAGCTGACGTACACGGACAGTGCTGATGGCGAAGCGGACGACCTGCAGTTTACGCTGCACGACCGCGACGGCCATTGGAGCAGCGACTGGAGGCCCTCCAAGGGAACGAAAGTGAAATGCACGGCTGTCTGCAGGAGCTGGGAAGAGCCTGGCAGGGACCTGAAGCTTCTGTGCGGCGAGTTCACCATTGACGAGATAGAGTACTCCGGGCCGCCTACGCAGGTCCGTATCAAAGCTCTGACGTCAGCTATGACGACAGGTCTCCGGGACAGCCGGAAGAGCCGTGCCTGGCAGAACTCTTCCTTCCGGACCGTCGCCGGCCAGATTGCGCAGGAGCATAATCTTGAACTCCAGTATGATGGCGACCCCTGCAGCTTTGAGCGGAAGGACCAGCGCAGTGACAGTGACCTCGGCTTCCTGAACAGGCAGTGCCGGGAAAACGGTTTCCACTGCAAGGTGCATGACGGGAAACTCGTCATTCGTGACGGCCGCAAGGCTGAAATGCAGGAGGCTGTTCTGGCCATCCCCATGAAGGGAAGCATGTATTCCCCCACCAGCTGGAGCTTCAAAACCTCGAGCTCTGATACCGGCTACACGGAGGCGAAGTCCGTTTACACGGACCCGAAGCAGGGCAAGACGCACACGGCCATAGTGGAAGCAGACCGCTCTGGCGAAGAGCCCGATGACGCCGACAAGAGCATTACTCTCGACAGCAGGACCGAGAGCCCCGCGGATGCTGCCCGAAAGGCCAAAGCGAAGCTTCAGGAGAAGAACGAAAAGGAAAACACCTGTTCAATCGACATTCTGGGCTGTCCGAAGCTGTATGCCGGCCAGGTCATTTCCCTGACTGGCTTCGGAGTCTTTGCGGGGAACTTTCTTGTCAAGAAAGCCACGCACAAATTTTCTTCCAGCGGCTACACGACTTCCCTCGAACTCTCGAAATGCAGGAGCAGAGAAGACAGGGTGCTGGTAGCGAAGAGCGTGGAGGTGACAGGCAGGGGAGGCGTAGAAAAACAGCAGGCCGATAAAAAATATAAAAACACGGACGTCGAGCTATCTTCATGGGAACAGATGTTTTCCAATGCGGTGTTCTGCATCAGGAAAAGCAGAGGGGAAGAACTTTCTGATGCAGAAAAAACAATCCTCTGTCTGCCAGATATAGCTGAAGCCATGGCAGAGAAGCAGAACTCTGCAAAGGATCGCCAGGGGTGGCTTTATCTTAAAAGCATGTTTGAACGATGGCTGGGGCATAAGACACGGATTGGCCCTTCAGGAAGCACGCCGATGTGGATAGATTGGAACTGGCTGATGCAGTTCGAAAGGGCAAAGACTTCGTATCAAAGCCTGACTGTCAATAACGGGCCTAAGGTCAACAGCCCCAAAGACGTCTCAAACGCCGCCGCATTTGTGAGCCTCGGGGAAATTCTCAGGAGGCACGGGTATATCACCAGCCAGATAGAGAAATTCGATTTCACCCAGATTGACTGGCCAGGATGGGGTGAGTTTTACCATCAGGAATATCCAGTCGATATGAGCCTAGCCGTCGACGGCTTGGATGCGTGTATGGCGGGATTTACCCTGCGGGCTCTTGCCGGTGGGTATGTGGAACCATTGTCTGATGGAAGGCACCGTATCCACATGCAGAAGTGCGCGGTCTACGCCTACGACGCCTTCCAGTTTGAAGATGACGGTTGGATCAAAGAAAAACTTATAGGGTTGGGTAGCTGGAGCTGCCAGGATCTCGATTTTTCCCCAAACCCTTTCAAGGGTGGCGCCTACAAGTTTTTAAGCAACAAAGCTTTTCGACAATTCAGGGAAAAGAATAATTTTGGTGGGGATTTCTACGTATTTACGGCTCTTCATGAGGTTGAAAATTTCAGTGAGAAACTCTATGAATTATCGTTATGAAAATAAATTATCGTCATGTTCTCAAGGTCATTTCCCTGCCGCTTGCGCTGTATCTGCTGTTTCCTTTTGCAGACCCGCATCAGTGGCTGGATTTTTCCTTGGAACGTATATGGATGTGCTGGCGGGAACTCCTACCATTCAGCCTTCTTTTTGTACAAGTCTTCCCAGTAGTTGGGATCATAGAATTTATTTTCTTGGCGCGGTGGGCAGTAAAACCTTGTCTCAGAACTGGCGTCTGGCTGACGATCATGATGTATCTTCCCTATTGGCTCAGGATTTATTTCGACCATTGAGCAGTTGTTCCCCCGGCAGAAAAGGGCTTAATCTTCTGGGGGCCGCTCATGCTTAACCTCGCAGACCTTGAAGCCCGTGTAGCCCGTCTGGAATCCCGGAACTACGTCTCTATGCGCTATGGCAGGGTGACAGGGACTAAAGACGGCGCAGCACAGATTCAGCTGAACGACGCCGACGAGCTCAATACGAACAGCTATCAGACGCTCCAGCGCCGCGTTCTGCGGGACCAGGAAATCAAACTGCCAGACATCGGCGAGCCTGCCCTTGTCCTGGAGTCGGGGCAGGGAGAAGAGCAGGGGGCCTATCTTGGCGCTCCTTATTCCCAGGCAGTTCCCGGCCCCGGCCAGGAACAGCAGGTCTCCTACAGTAAATACGAAGACGGCACGGAACTCTGGTACGACAGAAAGGCTCATAAGCTGACAGCCAAAGTGAAAGGCGATGTCAGTGTTGAGGCAAAAGGGGCGGTTTCCGTTTCTTCGGAAACAGGCATCAAACTCAGGGCGCCGTTCATCGAGCTGGCCGGGGCTGTGATTATGACTGACGAAGATGGCAATCCCGGAAGAGCTCTGGTGAGTGGAAATATCACAGTCAGGGACGGGTGGATCAAAGCTCCCGATAACGATATTTCTGCCGGCTCCGTTTCGCTCAGACACCATACGCATCCCGATACCGGTGAACCTGTCGGAGGGTAGCCGTGGAAGTTGGAACTCTCGGTGATATCGTTTTTGAAGCGGGAACCATGAACGTTCTCGTGCCACAGAATATTTCTGCAGACAGCCGGATGAGGTACGAAGAACACAACGTTTTCGGAAGCTATCCGGTCATGGAATGGCTTGGGCCGGAAACGCCGGAAATCAGCCTGGACGTGCGCCTCTCCCGCCAGCTCATGGAGAGGGAACCCGATGATGTCAAAATTCAGCTTCTCTCGCATATGCGCAGGGGCGACGTACTCCGGCTCACCTTATGTGGGCAGAACTGGGGCAGGGTGGTCATCACCTCAATCAGCCAGAAGCTCGCGCCCACGCTGACAAATGACGATGGCTGGCTTGCCCCGTCCGGCATAGATTTATCGCTCAGGCTGAAGAGCTGGTACTGGATGCCCAGGGAGAGCAGCGATGTCACAAAGCAGTGAAGTCCTGACGCTGGATGACTCTCCTGTAATCATAGGAGCCACAGGGATGGATTCCGTCCGCCAGTGCCTGCGCACCATACTGCGCACGCTGACGTATTCCGTACCTCTGGACCGTGGATTCGCCAATGACGGGAACATGATTGATTCCCCGGCGCCGGGGAAGACGGCTCATCTGGCTGCCAGCCTGATTGACGCCATAGAGAAGTACGAGCCCCGTGTTTCCGTCGCTTCCGTGACTTTCGAGCCATTGACGGAAGGACAGCACATGCAGGGCATTGTGCGCCCTGTCGTCCGTTTTTCACTCAGGGAGGGCGTTGAACTGTGAGCCTTTCTTTTGCAGAACTTTCTGTCGAGGACGTTGAGAAAAGCGTTCTGACTTCCTATGAGACCATCGCGAAGACGACGCTGTACCCCGGCGACCCCGTGCGCCTCTTCCTGGAGTCTCTGGCATACGTCCTTGCCCTACAGAATTCAGTCATCGACATGGCGGGCAAAGCGAATTTGCTCCAGTTTGCTTCGGGAGAGCACCTGGACGCTATCGGCCTTATGACAGGAACCCGGCGTCTTAACGCCTCGAGTGCGGCGTGCACACTGCGATTCACGCTGCAGGAAGGGCTAGATTTTGACGTGGAGATCCCTGCGGGGACCAAAGCCGCAACGGCTGATGGAAAAACGATTTTTGCGACAGACAAATCTGTGGTTATTCAGGCGGGTGCACTTTTCGGAGAAGTCTCCGCTTCGGCGCAGGCATCCGGAAGCGGCGCCAACGGCTTTGTGGCGGGGCAGATCTGCGTGCTTGTAGACCCTGTCGCCTATGTGGCTTCGGTCGAGAATACGACCACAACTATGCTTGGTGCGGATGTAGAGACGGATGCCCATTACCGCCAGCGTATCCAGGAATCCCCTGAGGCGTACACGTGCGCCGGTCCTGCCGGCATGTACAAAGCTCTGGCCATGGGGGTGTCTCAGGATATCGCTGATGTCTCTGTATCCTGCCCGAAGCCGGGCACTGTTGATGTGCGCCCTGTGCTGGCCGGCGGAGAACTTCCCCCCGAAGAGGTTTTGGAAGCCGTCCGTCAGAAGCTGTCAGCCGATGACGTAAGGCCGCTCACTGACACGGTAATAGTGCAGGCTCCTGATGGCATTTCATATGATTTGGATGTAACATGGTTCTTGTCAAAAGCGGACGAAGCTCTGCTTGCGACGATAAGCAGCGCTGTCACCTCTGCCGTGGAATCATATATCCTCTGGCAGCGCTCCAAGCCCGGACGCGACATTCTTCCTACTAAGCTCATCAGTCTG